GGGTAAGAGCACACGATTTTGTGTGTTCGTCAACGAAGGGAACTATCATGCGTCAATACACATTCAAGGCCTACAAGGACAACGCGACCTATGAGGTGCGCTGCACTGCTGCATATGAACAGTGGGCATACGCGCAGGTTTGCAGGGCCTACAGCGGCCTTACGGTGTCTCAGGTAGGTATGACCAGCGCACCGGCTCACCACGTCCTTGGAGAGATCGATGCCAGCGACATGACCGAGGACGATTACCGCTGGCTGTTGGAGACCGCGTAAGCGATTTGTAAGGTTACCTGGTAGACAATCAACACACCGTCAATCAACAGAGGACCAACACCATGCCTGGACTCAATCACTCACACATGTTCGACATCGTAGAAAGCAAGCGTTGGGTCTGCAACGATGGCCGCACAGCGTCTATCTATGGCGCAGTGCCGTGGCTGTCTGATGATGAACGCAAAGACTGGACTATTCAAATTGTCGGGTGGACTGTGCAGCACAAGAAGACCGGCACCGTAGGCATCGGCCGCATGCCGTGGAAGACTCTCAAGGACGCTGAAGACTGGCTGTACGGTCGCTGACAGTTTCCACACCTAGGGCCTACAATGTGGGCCTTATAGTGGGCACTGTCGCCCTGCATCGGCCCGTCATGGGCAACATTGGAGCAAACCATCATGATCGCCATTCACACTAAGTACCTCGGCCCTACCGATACCCGTGGTTCACGCATCAAGGCGTACACCGCCAGCGGCCACAGTGTCACCGTACCGTTTGACCATGCGTTGTCGTGCTTGGATCGTCACGCAGTAGCGGCTAAGGCGTTGATTGAGACTAAACTCAAGTATGCGCCTGAGCATGGCACAATGGCCTATGGCGACTCTGCCGATGGCAAGGGATACGTTTTCTGCTTCACTCAGTCAACCGTTACACTGTGAGGTCAACCATGAAAAACACTGTATTCGGGTCAACTATCGTTGACTCTATCGTCCTAGTGATTGTCTTCGCTGGGTTGGGTGTCTTGCTTGCTGGAGGGTTCTAAAATGTATGCTGTTGTTTTTAAGTCAACAGGGATAGTTGCATATCGCAACAGTGATCGAACACAATGTAAACTGTGGGCACTGTGGAATGATCACCCTGACGCCAATGGTGAGCCTATGGGCTTGTTTCGTATTGTGAAAACCTCTAACTGACCAACTGAAGGAAAATTGACCATGAAAACCATCATCTACAAAAACTTTGCCATCGTTGAATTCAAAAAGGCAGGGAAGCCGTCTAAGTTCGATGTCTTTAATGCCAAGGGCACACTGTCACGCATTTGTAAGAGCGAACAGGCAGCGAAGTGGCGCATCACCCGTGCACTGAACACTGCAAAGCCCTGACCATGGAGTTCGTCTATTCTGTCGGAACCTTCGACAAGGTTGTCCACGTATGGCTTGTCCACGATCCTGGCTTTTATGAGCTAGAATTGATAGACTACGACACCGGAGAAACCCTACAATCCCGAACATTCGAGGGTTTGGAGGAAGACGCAATTGAGGAGTCTAGACAATGGCTAAAGACAATCTAGGCAAGGAAGGGGTCAGGAAGGCCCTTAAAAGGCCCGTAGAGGCGCTATCGTGGGTCGGGGAATACCAAGGTAGCCTGAAGCGTTGTTCATTGCTGAAACACTGGCCTTTTCCGACCTTCAAAGGTCAACCGCTGGAACCCGTGAAGCATCCAAGGCAACCTAGGGTAAACCCTGAGTGGTCAGATGCACTGTTGTAAATAAACAACACTTGAAAGGATTAACATGCGCTGTCAGTGCTGTAATAAAAACCTGAACGATTATGAATCAACCCGCAAGCATGCCCTTACGGGGGCTTACCTTGACCTGTGCAACGGGTGTTTCGCTGAGGTGTCCACAATGGCCGATGTACCTGTCACGACAAGAGAAGACCTTGCTAACTGTGTGGACATAGAAGAGCCTGTTGACACAGACGAAGTTGTAGTCTATAATGATCTGTATAGGGAAGACAACATAAAAGACTAATGTTATAAGTAAACTATTAATAGTAGACTTATAATGTAAAATAACCTTTAATGTTAACTTTTAAGAGGAAATCATGCACGTTGACGACGATCTGAGCACCCTGGAAGGGGAATATCTGAGGTCTTTGGGTGACAATCAAGCATTCCAGGAAGAATGCTACTACTTTGGGACTGTCCATGCCATTGTCGATTTGATGCGTCTTTATGGGTTTGATGTCGTGATGAAAGACATAAACCGTGTGATGTCTGAGTGGGACGATGATCGATGATCGTCTTATTGTCAACTGTTCTTGTGGTGGTCTTATCATGTCTGATCGAAAAGTAATCAAGATTCAAGTCAAAGGCTGTTCAGATGGTCTGTTTTGGTACAGTCAACACATCGGTGAGCAGTTCGATGTTGTCTGGTTTGACCCTGACGAGGCTGTGTTCTGGGTTCGTGAGCGTGACCAATACAGCGCACGCAACTGGATCGCTTGCAGGGATGCTGAGGTGATACAATGAGTGCATGGTTGATCGCTGTAACGGGCTTGATCTACCTCGGCGTAGCCCTGGAGCAGCTATACAAAGGCAATACGCCTATGTTTGTCTGCTACATTGGCTACGCATTCGCTAACATTGGACTCTATAGGATGGCATCGTGACCTTTATCTTTGAAACCTACATGGGTGACTGCTTGGTGACGGTTGAGGCTAAGATTCACCGGAACTACCGAGCCTCTATCCTGTCTCTGGCCATTGACGACAAGGAATTCCCTGTTGACAGCCTCAACGCCAAGGCACTGCAACGCCTGGAAGACGAAGCAGACGAGAAGGCAGCAGAGGTGCAGAATGAATACTAAAATGCTCACGAAGGTACGCAAACTGTGGAATAACCCTGACGCCAGCGTGGAATTAAACCGTGCAAACATGCGTAAATGGGTGAAATCTGTTAGAATGTTGGGTTCTAATTGGCTTTTGGCTGTTCCTGTGGAGAAGAAGACATGAAAAGAGTCGATATTATTGCATTGGTTCAAGAAGTCATTATTGCTAATCCGAATCCGAATCCCTTTGACTTCAGGCTGACCAGCCTAGAGCAGATTGAGCACTTTGTAGAGCTTGTTTCTAAAGCTCTTCGAGCAAGGAGCGAAAGTTGACAGAATCTAAGTTCGTGAAGCACATTGAATGTCCGTCCTGCGGCAGTTCAGACGCGAATGCTCTGTACGATGACGGCCACACTCACTGCTTCGCTTGTAACACTACGAGGGTAAGCGTGGAAGACACTCAACAAGCACCGAAACCGCCCAAGGCTAAGAGCCTGAGCGTTAGCGGCACTGTCAGGGGCATTCCTGAGCGTGGTATCAATCGACAAACCTGTGAAAAGTTCGGAGTCCTGCAAGATGATTCAAACCATTATTACCCGTATCTTGACAATGATTCTACCATCGTCGCTTACAAGGTCAGGAATGTAGAAGAAAAGAAGTTTTCCATCCGTGGAGACTTTCAGCAGGCTAAGTTGTTTGGTCAAAACCTGTTCCATCAGGGAGGTAAGTATGTTACTTTGGTCGAAGGCGAACTGGATGCCCTTGCTGCTTACCAACTTACCGGGAGTCAGTGGCCTGTTGTGTCTATCCGTAATGGTGCTAACGCAGCCCTAAAGGACTGTAAGACACAGTTTGAGTGGCTAGACAGTTTCGAGAACATTGTAATCTGCTTTGATGCTGATGAGCCTGGACGCAAGGCAGCCAAAGAAGTGGCTGAGTTGTTTGGGCCTAAGGCGAAGATCGTAAAACATCTGTCGGGGTTCAAAGATGCTTGTGACTACCTCATTGCTGGCGCGACTAAGGAATTTGTTTCAGAGTGGTGGAAAGCAGAAGTCTATGTACCGGACGGTATCGTTAACTCGGCTGATCTGTGGGACTCTGTTAGCACTCCCGAGCAGCCTGCTAAGGCGCATTACCCGTGGAAAGGACTGAACAAGCTGCTGTACGGTATCCGTGACGCTGAACTGATTACAGTCACAGCAGGGTCAGGTTTGGGCAAGAGTCAGTTCCTGCGGGAAATCCTGTACGGACTTCTCAAGACAACGGACTGGAAGATCGGAGCCATGTTCCTGGAAGAGTCTGTCCGCAAGACAGCACGAAGCATCATGTCAGTACACGCTAACAAGATGCTGCACTTGCCAGACACTCCAGTGACCGGCGAAGAACTGAAGGATGCCTTCGATGCGACTCTGGGAACCGGGCGTGTATTCCTGTTTGATCACTTCGGATCACTTGAGATTGACAATGTCCTCAACCGTATCCGATACATGGCCAAGGCTTTGGATTGTAAAGTTGTGTTTCTGGATCACATCAGTATCGTGGTGTCGGGGCAGGACTTAGGTGATGAGCGTAAGGCCATTGACAACCTGATGACTAAGCTGCGGACACTGGTACAGGAACTTGGGATCACGCTATTCTGTGTGTCTCATCTTCGTAGGCCCACGGGCAATGCAGGACACGAGGATGGACAGGCAGTGTCGTTGTCTCAGTTGCGTGGATCAGGGGCCATTGCTCAGTTGTCGGACGCAGTGATTACACTGGAGCGCAACAGCATGGCAGAGGATCACAATGACAGGCACACGACAAAGGTTTCAGTTGCAAAGAACAGGTACAACGGCTACACCGGCCCTGCGTGTCATCTGTTGTTTGATACTTACACAGGCAGAATGCTTGAGGTTGAGGAAACATTATGATGGACATAGAATCACTCGTGGCTCGGGTGTGGGAACTGGAGGGGAAGTATGACGAGCTACTAAGGAATCACCAGAGTCTAATCCACGAGTATGAAGAACTGAAAGCCAGATATGAAAAGGCTAGTGCTGGACATCGAAACATCGACGGATCACCGTACGATTCACTTGGTA